TTTGTTTACCTCTAGGAAAGCCATAGTAGCTAAACAAGATAAGGTTATAGAAGTTTTACAAGCGGACACAGAGGATAAGTATGTTCTCTTAACTTTATCGGATGGAAAGTCTGTTCAGTTTAAAGTAGATGATATAAATCCTACCGGCAGAAATGCAAGAGGTGTAACTGCCGTAAAACTTGAAGATGACCAGAAAGTAGTTTCCGCAATTTGGAGCCCTAAGGTGCCAGGTGTCCCAGTAGGTAGAAATAAGAGGGTCTAAAATTTGACCCTCTTTCAAAATTGTGATATAATATATATATAGAGAGAAAAAGTTAAAGAAAAACTTCCTGGAAATCAGGATAGTAAAATTTGACTCTACTCCAAAAATATGTTATAATTAATATATAAGAAAAAGGAGCGCACTAACAGCAATAATACTTCTTTAACAAGTAAGAAATACAGTGCGCGGAAGGAGTAAACTATGTTAAAACAGTCACTTCAAAACATTGCTTACACTGAAAACGGTGCATTAAGCAATAAAACAACCAACTCCAAATTGTTAGATTTTTTTGCCCAAGGAGGTTCTTCTAGAAACAAGAGCGATAAAGAAATTATCATGATGTTTGAAGAAGCTTTTGCAGAGAATCCCAAAGTAGCTACAGTCCTACTGTTCTATTTTAGAGATATTCGTGGAGGGCAAGGAGAGCGTAGGTTATTTAGAGTTTTGGTCAACCATTTGGCTAAAATTTCCCCTGAATATCTAAGACCTACAATGTCCTTGATTCCAGAGTATGGTCGATGGGATGACGTTTATTCGTTTGTCGGTACTCCTCTGGAGGCCGAAGCTTTTCAACTTATGAAAAAGCAGTGGGATGCGGACCTTGAGTCTAAATACCCATCGCTATTGGCAAAGTGGTTGAAAGGAACTTCCTCCTCAGCCGGAGCCTTGGAATTAGCTAAGATTACTTATGCTTACTTTGGATTAACTCCAAGACAGTATTCGAAGACTCTTAGTCGGCTAAGGGCAAAAACTAAAATATTAGAAAGACTGATGAGTCTGGGTCAATGGGATCAAATTGACTATTCAGCAGTTCCCTCTCAGGCAATGAAGAGATACTTTAAAGCTTTCTTGAGGAATGACCCTGATAGGTTTACAGCTTATCTTGAGGCTCTGAACTCAGGTGACAAAAGTGTTAAAATCAATGCCTCTACCCTACATCCTCACGAAATTGTCTCACAGGCATTACGTGGAAGTAAAGTAGCAGATGCTCAATGGAAAGCCCTACCAAAGTATAGCCTAGACCATACTCTAAGTGTGGTTGATACATCCGGTTCTATGGGTTCTAGAATTTCTGATAAAAGTTCTATTTCCGCTCTAGATGTGGCACTTGCTTTAGGTCTTTACACCGCAGAGCATATGGAGGGAGAATTCAAAGACTCCTTCATCACGTTTTCACACAAACCTGCCTTGCAGATAATCGAGGGTAATACGCTCCTAGAAAAGCTTAAGAACCTGAGTAAAGCAGATTGGAGCATGAACACCGACTTTCAGGCTGTTTTCAACCTAATCCTTCAAACAGGTAGATTGAATAACATTCCTGATGAGTTAATGCCAAAAAGAGTTTTAGTTATCTCCGACATGGAGTTTGACCAAACATCCTCTTCTTGGTATGGTGTAGATATCCCAACCTTTAATCACCAGGCACTTCGTGAGAAATATAAGAGCTTTGGCTATACAATGCCGCAGCTAGTATATTGGAATGTGAATGCTCGGAATAAACAGTTCCCAATCACTTCCACCGAATATGGCTTAATGGTTAGTGGATACAGCCCATCTATCCTATCTTATATTTATGAGGGAGTAAGCCTAACACCTTACGATCTTATGATGAGAGTCTATGACGGGGATAGGTATTCAGCGGTTAGGGATGCGTTGGATAAAATTTAGGGGTCAAAATTTGACCCCATCCCTAAATTATGGTATAATATTTATAGAAGGAGAAAAGGAGAGCAAATAAACTGCACTCTGAACTCACTTAATTTTAAAAGAAAAAGGAGAACAACAAAACATGGAAAAACTACAGATTACCACAAGTTCAGAAAACACAGTAAAGGCTTATGAGTTCTTAAAGGCGAACCCAGACCAGATGTTCACAATTAAGGATATTGCAGAAGCTCTTGGAGTTACTAGCGCACAGATTCTTGGCGGACTAACAAGTCTTAATAAGAAAGGTGCGGTTGACAAGCACGATGTTGAGGTAGATGGAAAGGCTCTTAAGGCTTATTCTGCATCTGGACTGGCTATCGAGTTTGTTGCTAAAGAACCAGCAAAAATGTCCGATAAGGCAATCAGAGTTCTTGAATACCTTAAGAATGGTGGCTCAGGTCAGACTCATGCAGAGATTGCAGAAGCTCTTGGAGTTAGCCCAGTTGCAGGTATCGTAGGAGTAGTTAATAGCCTAGTTAAGAAAAACCTTGCAGAAAGAGAAGAGGTTGAAGTTGAAGTTGGCGAAGGCGAAGTTAAGAAACTGAAAATCGTCAAGATTACCGAAGACGGAATGAGATTCGAATACTAGGATTGAGGAGTTTAACTCCTCTTCCCCTTTGTATAATAAAGAAATAAAAATAAGAAAATAATTTAAAGTTAGGAGAAATGTGAATATGGCAACACAATCAACAAACAAAGTAACACTTGAGGGAAAGCTAGTAGAAATTTCATATAGAGAGGATACCCTTGCAAATGGAAATAAGTATGTAGCAGGTAAGGTAATGATTCAGACAGCCGAAGATAATATTATCCCTGTAGACTTTTTCCAGAATGAGAAGAAAAAGGACGGAACAGATAACTCTGTTTACAAGGGTCTTATGACTTTCATCAAAGAAGCAAGAACTATTGCAAAGGATGGAATTGAAGCGGCTGATGGGGTTTCTGTTACTACAGGACAACTAGGTGAAAATAGTTACTACCCTGTTGGTGCGGCTAATCTTGTAAGAGGATTTAGAATTGGTTCTCCATTCTACAGAACTAAGGCTGATGTTAAGGGAGAAAATAGTTTCGTAGTTTCAGGTATTGTCTTAGATATGCCTGAGGAGATTAAGGACAATGTCCCAACCGGAACTCTTTTCATTGATCTTCTGGTTATTGGCTACAACAACCGTGGAGAGGTTGTAAGATTCTCAGTAGAGGACCCTGCTGGGGTTAGCTACATTAAGAATTCTACCTCTAAGGGAGATGAAGTCAAGCTTGCCGGTAGCATCCTAGTGAGAGAAACTAGAGAAGAGAAGGTAGAGCAAACTGCCTTTGGTGGACCTATTGTAGAGTTTATCACAAAGACAGAAAGAAAGCTTCTAGTAACTTCCGCCACAGCAGCTCACTCAAGCACAGTTCCAGAGTCTGAATTGACTACTATGCTTAGCGAAAGAGAGGCTCGTTTAAACGAAGCTAAAGCGAAGCAGGAACAGAAGGCTAACAGTAATAAATCTGCGTCCTCACCTAATAGAGGTTTCAGTCTGTAAGATAGCTATATAGGGGACAGGTTTTTCCTGTCCCTTTTTAATTTAAAATAGGAGAGTAGATAAAATGGTAAATATTTTTGATTTAAAACCGCATGAAGTTTCTAGCGACATTACAGGCTACGTAATTGGAATTTACTCAAAACCAGGTGCGGGGAAAACAACTCTTGCTAGTAAGGCAGAGAAATGTCTGATTCTCGCAACTGAAATTGGTTATAAAGCAATTCCTGGAGTTATGGCCCAGCCAATCAACTCTTGGTCCGATTTCCTTATTGCAGTTTCTCAGCTAAGAAAACCGGAAGCTAAGCAAATGTTTAAAACTATTGCTATTGATACTTTAGATGAACTTGTATTCTTAGCAACAGAGTACGTTCTTCAGCAAAATGGAGTATCAGACCTTTCAGAGATCCCTTATGGTAAGGGTTACAATCAACTTGAAGACGTATTAAGAAAGCCTTTTAGACAGATTGTTGAGTCCTATGGTTTGATTCTTCTTGCTCACGACACTTCTAAACAGGACGAAGATGACGATAAGCTTAAGTACGCAACCTTAAACTTTAATAAAAAAGTTAAAAGAGTTGTTGTTGGACTACTTGATCTACTGGTTTACGTAGAGATGAAGCGTGGTGCAGAAGAGAGAATTATGCACTTCCAGCCATCTGAACTATGGGAAGCCAAGACGAGGTTTGAGCACATTGTCCCTTCTGCAGTTTTCTCATACGACAATCTAGTCAAAGCAGTAGCAGATGCTGTAGATGGAATCGCTACAAAAGAATCTAGAGAATCCTTCCAGGCATCAGGAAGTCAGCTACCAACTCAGGCAGATTTTGAGAAGTTCCTAAAAGAAGTCAATGACATCGCAATGGGGATTGTTGAAAAAACAGATAAGGTAGAAGAGGTTCAATCAATTATCAGTAAACACCTAAACGGAAGAAAACTTGGTCAAGCTAAACTTGATGATTATTATCTTCTTAAGAATATTATGCAGGAATTAAAAGGACTATAAAAACAACCGATAGGAGAGAAGTTTATGCGACTATTAGATACCAGTGCGCTACTTGAGGGGGAGAAGGATGGAAAAATCCTTCTTTCAGTAGTAAAAGAGCTTGACGGTTTAAAAAACAGCGAAGGCTTAATAGGAAAAAAAGCTAGAGACGTAATCAAATATATTTATAAGGAAGCTATGGAAGATTTCTATAATGAATATAAAGATTTTGATTTCGTTGGAGTAAAAACAGATGATATCCTATTAGAGATAGCAAAATTTAAGAACTGGACGCTAGTTACTGCGGATCTCAGTTTATTTCTCAAGGCGGGCGCAATGGAAGTTGAGCGAGAGTTTGTAGACGGAAGTAAAAACGAATATAAACTTCAACCTACCATGACATATATTGGAGATAGAGAGTATTGTGAAATTATGGAACGTCGCTTTACTCACGATTATCCTGAAAACCATTTCTTGATTTTTGAAAATTGGGCATTTAGAATCATTAACGGCGTCCCAGTCTCAGTTCCGAGAAAAGAGATCAAAAACGATTGGGTAGATACTGTTAAACCAAGAAATATCGAGCAGCAATGTTTGATTGATCTACTACATTCTGAAGTTCCTGTAGTTGCAGTACATTCAAAATATGGATGCGGAAAAAGCTACCTTATGCTTAATTATATTTTAGGAAACATTGGGGATGGGAAAAAGTTTAATAAACTAATTGTTATCCCAAACAACTCTGGTGTAGCTTATACCAGAGAAGTTGGTACTCTTCCTGGAGATTTATTCGAGAAAGAGGCATCCTTCTTAGGCCCAATGATTGACCTATTAGGAAAAGAGCAAATTAGGTCTATGGTCGAGAGCGATCTGATAGAGATAGCTCCTATGGCCTTTGTTCGAGGAAGAAACTGGGATAACTGCCTAGTGTGGGTGAGTGAGAGCCAGAATTTAACAAGCTATCATGTTAAATTACTATTAGGAAGAATAGGTGAAAATACTAGAATATTCTTTGATGGCGATGTCAGACAGGAAGACAATAAAATCTTCACAGAGAATAGTGGACTTGTTTTACTTCATAAACTAAGTAAAACAGAGGGAGCAAACCTCTTTGGTAGCGTTCAATTAAAAACGATTGAAAGAAGTAAGGTTGCTGTGCTTGCAGATATGTTAGATAGATTAGAAGAGTAGGTTAATCCTACTCTTTCTCCTTATATTTGACTTTTTTTGAAAAATATGGTATAATATAAATATGAGGTGAGAAAAAGATGGAGACAAGAGTTTGTAAAATTTGCGAGTCGAAAGCTCCTCTTGGGCAAGGAGTTTATAATGTGAAAAGACAGTGGGTATGTAAAGACTGTCTAACAATGTTTAGTAATCTACACGTTGATGATTTTAAAATCAACGGAGAAGAAGTAGTTAGAGTTGAGCCCTACTCAACACTAGATGATAAAGACCAGCGATTCCATTGTATTGATACAATCAACATTATATACAATGGTAATTTGTCGCGAGCAATTTATCCTCAATTAAAAAGATTGAGAGATAAGGGATTCACTTGGATTGGTATTCTAAGAGCAGTAGAGTGGTTTTATGTTGTTAAAGGAAATGATATTAAAAGAGCAAAAGGCGGAGTAGGAATAGTTCCATATGTCTATGATGACGCTCAGAAATATTACGAAGCGGCTAATAGGGTTTTAGAGGAGAGGTATAGAAATCAAATCATTCCTAAAATTAATCAGAATAAAAAAGAAGTTATAAAAATAGAAAAACAAAAAAGAGAAGGATTGCTTGACTTAGGGGGTCTATAATATTGATTTACAACAGGACGATAGGCGCTCAGTTGTTAGGAGCGCTGTTTAAAAAACCAGAAATTCTAGCAGATTCAGATAGTTATTTGCTTGGACTAGAGGATTTCCCAGAGAGACTCCCAAGGATGATTTTTGGACATTTATATAACTTATATTTTAACGGAATGGTTAAAATGGATTTTGAGTCTTTTGTTAAAGAGATTTCTAAATATCCTGAACAAATAGAGTTTTTCTCTCAAAGTCAAGGAGAAGAGTTTCTTCTAATGGCCATAGAGAACGGTGAAGTGGCTAACTTTGATTTCTACTATAATAAAATTAAAAAGTTTTCACTGTTGAGAGACTTAGAAGACGCGGGATTCGATATCAGTAAGTGGTATAGCGAAGGATTAATGGATATTAGACAA